AATTCGCAATCAAGTTCACAACATGTATATGCAGTGCAAGTACCATCAACAACCACCGTGGTTTCAAGAAATGTTGTTTGGGGTTCTACTATAACTATTACTGTGACGGGTAATGTTGCACAATATGAACGACTCGTAAACTTTCAGGCACTTAATCTATTAGCTGATGAAAATACTATTCGTGGCGCCGATTGTCTTGCTCCGTTTCCACTTAATCAACTTTGTACAAATATGGCAGTTCAAATTAACAACACCACTCTATCCCTTCCTGTCAATCAAGTTTTAGATCCACTTCTTCGCGCAGTTGATAAAACAAAATTCGAACAATGGAACGGTACTACACCAACACAACTCGATAAATATGCTTCTTATGTTCAAGCATTACCACAAGTAGTTTCAAGTGCCGATGCTCTTGCTGCTAATGCCGTACAATTCCCATACTTACCAACATTTAATTCACCATTCAATCCATATCAACAGGCAAATTGTAATAATGCTATAACATCTCGTAATTCATTTGTAATTGATAGTATTACAGGTAATAGTTTTAATGAAGCCGCCGAACCCGCAGTCAGAACTGTTGCAATTACCTTTACTGTTCGTGAACCCCTTTTTGTTAGTCCCTTTCTTTTTGGAGAAAATGAAGGTGCTGGACTTTCTGGAATTACACAAATTAATATTACTTGCCAAATGGACGCCCTAGCATCCAGAGCATTACGTTATGTTCTTTCGGCTACCACAGGAAGTACAAAATCAGTTCAAAGTGTTTCTTATGCTGATTCATATATTGAATGCAAATATTTAACACCCAAACCATCTGACTTAATCCCATCTACAATTATTACACCCCTCGCTACTTATACTAATTATCAACTCCCTGCATCAAGTGTTGCTATTAATGAAGGTGGCACTGGTCAATTAACCTCTAACTCTATCATGCTTAATTCTTATCCTGATAAAGTGTTTGTATGGGTCGCCGATAGTCAACAATATCTAACAAATGTGCATTCTGATAGTTATGCTACTATTACATCAGTTCAAATCACCCTCAACAATCAATCTGGTATTCTTTCCAATTTTGATATTACCCAACTTTTCAGAGCCTCTGTAGAATCAGGATCCAAACAAACATTTGATGAATATAGTGGCAGACAAGGTGACTCGGCTACCGGAATTAGCACTTGCGGTTCGGTTTTAATGCTTAATTTTGGAGATGTAATTAACATCGCACAAGATTATTATGCTCCGGGGTCTCTCGCAACGGCTCAATTCCAGATTACTGTAAATTTTACAAATAATACTGCTATTAATATGTTCCCACAATTAAACACTATGATGATGTATTCTGGTATCCTTTCTACATCAAATGGTTCATCTAGTGCATATACATCTGGTGTTCTTTCTAAACAAGCAGTTTTAGACGCCGCTGCATCCCCCGCAATGAATAAAATGCATCTTGCCCGTTATGTAGGTTCTGGGCTTCATTCTTGTCTTAAATCTATAGCGTCAAGTGTTCTCCCAATTTCCAGAAAAGCATTATCAAATGTGATAGGTGATGAGAATATACAAAAAGGAGCAAATGTGCTTGGGGCTCTTGGATTTGGTAAAAAAGGTTTACATTCTAAATTATTTTAATTAATAAATTAAATAATAATTAATATAAAAATAATTTTAATATAATTATTTTTATTTATATATATATAATATATAATATGGACAACAACACATATAATAGAAAAATTAGAGACGAAGTACAGGCTATCAATAATAAATATATTAGAGATGCTGAATCACAGGGGAGTCTTGTAAAAGATATGAATATAACTAAAAATACTCTTGAAGGTGTTGGCAGGGGGGGTTCATATCTTGGACGTCCTGTTGGTGGAATGGCTACTGGTGGAATGGCTACTGGTGGAAAGAAACGAGGGCGCCCATCTAAAAAGAATATGGCGGGTGGTGATTGGTTTGATGATGCCATTGGAATAGCTACAAAAGTTGCACCTCTTGTATTTGGAATAGGTAGTAAAAAAGGCGGGGTTTCAACTGGAGGAATGGAAACAGGGGGGCGAAGAGTCGGACGCCCGTGTAAAAAAAAATCTGGTGGAATGGAAACAGGGGGGCGAAGAGTCGGACGCCCATGTAAAAAAAGTGGTTCTGGAGTGCTTAGTTCTCTGCTTGGAGCCGTTGGATTAGGAAAAGAAGGTGAAAAAATGGCAACTGGTGGAATGGAAACAGGGGGATGTAGACGAGGGCGCCCTTGTAAAAAAAATATAGATGGTTCTGGAATGCTTAGTTCTTTACTTGGAGCCGTTGGATTAGGAAAAGAAGGTGAAATGGCAACTGGTGGAATGGAAACAGGGGGGCGAAGACATAGAGGGGGCAAAATGCGAGATTTAGATTTAGAAGGATCCGGAATGCTTAGTTCTTTACTTGGAGCCGTTGGACTAGGAAAAGAAGGCGGAGTTTCAACTGGAGGCAAAAAGAAACGAGGCGGATTATCAACCGGTGGAATGGCTACTGGTGGGGCTAAGTCTAAATGGATTAATCATGTTAAAGCATACGCCAAGAAGCATAATGTGTCTTATAAAGAGGCAATGCAAAAAGCGAAAGCAAGTTATAAAAAATAAATTAATAATTTAAAAATTTTTATATATAATTTATATACTTATTATATATATATATACAATGGAATTATACAAGACTTTAATAAATGAAAGTTTGGATGAAGACCAAAAAGCAAATAGAGAGGTTATTTCAAGATTAAAGAAAAATATAAAAGATAATAAAGACGCTTTGCAATCTAATTTAGATATTAGTAAACAACAATTATCAATAGTTGAAAGATTAACAAATTTATTACAAAAAGAAATTAATACAATAGTTGTAGAATTTGAAAAACAATTTTTTCAGCGCGAGAGAGAAGAAGCAGGAGAAAATTTTGATGTATTCGGATTTACTGACAATTTAGCCGATATGACTTTGAAATATGATAATATCGTGACATATTTAAGAGGAATTAATTATAATAGATTAAGTAGAGGTAGCAGAAGTGAGGTATTAAGTATTGTTCAACGCGTATTACCTTCTTTAAAAGTATTAGAAGAATATTTTAGTCCTGAAAAGTTTATACTTAATGCAGATAAAGAAGAATTAGAATTCTTAAACGAATATCTCGGAACAATTAATGAAATGTATACTCAAATTAGCGACGGAACATTTAATAATATTCAAGTATTAGAAAAAATACAAACAAGAGAAGAGAAGAGAGATGAAAAAAAAGGAAGAGATTTTAAATTACAAAAAGAATATTATGATAAAGAAAGTGTTAATAGAGCACGAAAAGAATTAGAAAATAAAGTTAAAAAAGGAACACTAACCGCAAATCAAGCAAATGGGCTTTTTGATGAAGTTGTTGAAAGATATCAAAGAAGATTAAGAGGGCAACAAGTAGAAGAAGAAGAAGAGCCAGAACAAGAACAAGAACAAGAACAAGAAGAAGAACAAGAAGAAGAACAAGCACAAGCAGACGCCGATTATGATGCACGAGCACAACCAGCAGCAGCGGCAGCGGCGGCACAAGAAGCGGAAGGTTGGGATTTTGATGATTTAGGACTTTGGGCAATTTAAAATATTTAATTAATAAATTTAATAATTTTTTTATAATATATATATATATTATAAATAATGGATATCCTTGAAAAAAAATATCTTGGAAGAGATACAAATTTTTTGTATAAAGTTTTACAATTTAAAAATAATCCTGTTGATTTAGTTGGAACTGGGGGTATGGCGTCACAATATTATCCTGCTGATTTTGATTTTTTAACTAAAATTAGCGGCAAAGTTAATGCTCAAATAGCATATAAAGAATTTAGAAAAATATTTAATAAAATTCAAAGTAGAGATGATTTATTTTTTATTGAATTTAAAATTCAAAAGAATGATAAAAAAGGAAAGGATGCTCAAAAAAAAAAGATTTTTAAAATGGAAGATTTAGATGAATTTTTGTTTGATGCTACATTTGGTTCTTCGAATACTGTTTTTTTATGTAAAATTGATTTATTAATATATTTAGATGGTGGATTATTTAAAGAAGTTTCATGCATATATTTCTTTGCTAATGAAGCATTAGATATGAGCGTATATATAAAAGCATTACTAGACGACCAAAAAGATTATGAAAAAGAGGGTAAATATTATAAATCGTTAAAAAGATTATTATTGGCTGCAAAATATGAAGATCCGCCAGATAAAAATTTAATGGTTTTGATATCATCACTTTTTAATTCTTATGTTGGAAAATTATATGAATTAGCAAATGAAATTGATGCGGCTATTATTTATAAAAATAAATATGGGAGTGATAAAAGAGTAAAATTATTTATTAAAAATATTGGTCTAGATAATGTAAATCCTGATAAATTAGAAGATTTATCAAAAGATTATTTTAATTTAATAAATAGAGAAGCTAAGAAATTTTATGAAGTATATGACCTAAAAGTTGGGGTGCTTCCAAAATGGAACTCAAAAAGATTAAAAAAATTAAATGAATTAAATGGAGGGTCATTTGTGTCATTTATAAATAATATGGCTCGCGGCATAGCAGCTCCTTTTGAAGTGTTTGGAAAATTAATTTAATAAATTATTTATATTCTCATTATATATATAGATAGAATGTTTAACACAAATAACAGAGGAAAGCCTATCGCACGAATAGTAGGTGGAGATGATGACAATAAAATTATATATTTAGATGACAAAGAAACAAAGGTTAGGGGGAAGCTAAATAATGCTTTTGAAAAAGTTGAGGTTAATGATGGTGTGTTTTCAGTTGTTCCAGATACTACAAGAGAAAGAGACTGCATAATGATTACTGGAGCTTCTGGATCTGGAAAAAGTTATTGGACTAATAATTATATGAAAGAATATAAGAAATGTTATAAGAAAAATCCAATATATTTTTTTAGTAAATTAACAGAAGATAAATCAATAGATAAAAAATTAGTAAAGAGAGTTAAAATAGACCAAGATATGATAGATAATCCAATTGAAACAAGTGAGCTAAAAGATTCACTCGCCGTGTTTGATGATGTGGAACATATAGATGATGATGAAGTAAAAAAATATTTATTTAAATTAATAAATTCTATTCTAACAACTGGAAGACATTATAATATTTCTATAATTCTAGTTATTCATTATCCTAATGCACCATATACAAGAACAATGCTTTCAGAATGCCATTCGTTCGTCTATTTTCCCTACTCTGCAACTAGAAGCGTAAATTATGCTTTAGAATCATATATTGGAATGGACAAAAAAGAAATAAAATATATTAAAAAAAATATAAAAACAAGATGGGTATGCATTATGAAAAATTATCCACAATGTGTAGTTACAGAACATAATATTTTTGCTCTTAAAGATTTAAATATTTAACTTGGATAAATGACGTTTTGTTAATATATGTCTTGACTTCTTTGATTTGGTATATTCTAAACCACATTCACATTTATGAATAATACTATTTTTTTCTTTTATTCTGTTTTTATTTTCTTGATACCATTCATCTTTAGTTTTTTTTATAGCATTGTGATTGAGTTCTCTATAAATTTCCATTTGTTTTAATTCTTTATCTCTGTTTTTGATATGATCTTCTTTTCTTAATTGTTTTTTTTCTTCTTTGGTAATTGATGGTCTAAGTTTATTTATAGATAATTCTTTATTTAAATTATACCAATGTCTTTCTCTTGATATCAATTCATCTTTTGAATTACAAGGATATG